TCAATATTAGCGAGTACTTATAATGAGTGAATTTAGTAATCTTTTAAATAGCATACCTGGATGGTTATCCTCCTCCCTCACAGCTCTAGTTGGTACTCTTATTGGCGGATGGTTTACCCTAAAAGGAGTTACCCAACAAGCTAAGCTGTCTAAAGTAGAGACAGAAAGAGAATCCCTTGAATTACAACTTTCAGTATTAAAAGGAGTTAAGGGAGAAGTTTTCACCCTAATCAATTTATATAATAAAAGGATGAAAACACACATTGATAATATAAAACCGGGACAAATGTTGATTCTCACATTCCCTGTAGGGGATGATAATTTCACATTCTATGAGCAAAATGCGAATGTCATTGCAAAACTAAATGATTCTGCTAGAGACTCAATAATTAACATATACACATATTCACGCTCATTAATACAATCATTTAAAGGAAACAACAAACTCATTGAGGATTATGAAAAAATCCTTATTGGCATGGCAGACAATAACAAAGATAAAACCATGTATAAGAGATCACATGATGCAAAAATAAATGTAATGGTAGATTATGCTCAAGGGATAAAAAATATTGATGCAGAGCTAAGAGATGCTGTCAATAAGGGATTCGACATTATCGACCAAGAAGTAAAGTCACTACAAATGAAATTAAACAAATTAGCTTCATAGAATGCTCCACTCCCTGTTCAATATTTTTACAAGCTTATCAGCCAGCCGTGGCACGTTCTTGCATACGACGTGCTACGGTTTCATTTATCTCCGACCGGAAACTTCTTATACAAAGTCGATACGCCAACATCATAGATGATCTCCACATTCTGGCGAGGAACGCCTGATGCAATTAGTCGCCCGGCCTGCGCCCATTGTTCTGATGAAAGTTTGGGACGGCGACCGCCAATTCGTCCCTGTGCGCGAGCAGCTTCCAGTCCAGCTTTTGTTCGTTCAACAATCAGTTCACGCTCCATTTCAGCCAGGGCACCCATGACATGAAAAAAGAAACGGCCATTGGGGTGCTGGTATCAATACTGTCAGTCAGGCTTCGGAAATTCACGCCACGCTGACGCAACTCTTCTATCAGCGTAACAAGATGCCGCATACTGCGCCCCAACCTGTCCAGCTTCCAGACAACCAGAGTGTCTCCTGCCGATAGTGTCCTGAGCAGTTTTTTAAGCCCCGGTCTGTCGGACTTAGTGCCACTGATTTTATCCTCAAAAAACCGCTCACATCCCGCGCAGTTCAGTGCATTACGTTGCAGATCGGTGTTCTGGTCATTTGTTGATACGCGTACATAGCCAATAAGCATGATGGATCCCCTGAATAAAAACCGGAGATGATGCCAGTTGCCCGTTATCTCTGCATTTTCATAAACGTTGGTTTGGGAGAAGCAGCTAAAAGGAATGTAGGGACAGGGGCAAATCAGATACCTGATATGGGTAGCTTCACGCTTTCTGTTTCAGGTACTGGATATCAAAAATTACCATCAGGTTTTATTCTTCAGTGGGGCTCAATCGGCGCACCAGGCATTGCACAGGATGTAGTAACCCATTTCCCGATTGCATTTCCAAACAGATGTCTGCGTGTTTTGGTCTCACAAGACTACACACCAGATAGCGGGGCTGTTGGTTATATTGCCTGTGCAGGTTTTAGTCCCGACCCGGTTAAATTTATATCCAGAGCCAGTACTCCTGGCCTCGGCGCTTCATTTTTAGCGTTAGGCTGTTAATTTAGCTATATGGAGTGAAAAATGAATTACATATATTCCGCGACTACAAACTCTTTCTATCCGCTGGAGATGAAAGAGGATTACACTCAAGCTGACTCATGGCCAGATGATGCTGTTGAAGTTGATGAGCAAGTGTATATTGCGTTTTCCGGATTACCGCCGAAAGGAAAAATCCGTATCGCTGGAGAAAATGGTTTTCCTGCATGGTCTGAAATTCCACCACCAACACATGAGGAACAGATTGCTGCAGCCGAACAGGAAAAGCAGCAACTGATTAATCAGGCCAACGATTATATGAACAGTAAACAATGGCCTGGTAAAGCGGCTATTGGTCGTCTGAAAGGTGAGGAACTGGCGCAATATAATTTGTGGCTGGATTATCTGGACGCACTGGAACTGGTCGATACTTCCGGTGCGCCAGATATTGAATGGCCTACGCCTCCGGCAGTTCAGGCCAGATGACATCCGGCGCGGTGCTGGTATCTGTTGCCGTCACCGCGTCAATGTAATCCAGCGCAGCGTTAAGTCGGGCGGTTTCTGCCTGCGTCAGATTCCGTCCGGCCTGCAATTTCAGCTGAATCAGACTAATGGAAGCCATTGCAGTATCAATCAGTGACTGACGCTGTGCTTCTGCCGCGCCTACTGCGGCGCTATGCTGTGCCACAGTATCTGTTACCCATTTCTCACCATCCCATTCATCGTATGGCGTTAACGGGGCGATAGTGGTTGTATTTTCAGGATAATCACCCGGAGCTGTGATTTCTTTCGATTCTCCTGTTTCGGTGCTATAGATGATTTCACCGCGATGGTCTGGCACATATTCCCATGAGTTTAAATCTGCCGAACGGCAGATTGCATAACCAGCCTTATGTGTGCCAGGAGCATCTAAACAGGAATATGCAGGGATACCGACACCCACAGCAAGATATTCAGTTGATGCAGAAATATACTCCCGTGTCTCACTGTCATAGTTATAAACGGTAATCTCTCCTGCCTTTGTGGCAATAAATTTACTATTCAAGATGGCGTTATACATCATGCAGCCCTCACAATGTAATTAAATGAAATATTACGTGGGCGTGTCTCTGCTGCACCGACAATACTGGTACTCAACCCCGTCGCTGTTCGTTTGTTATTTTTATTTCCTTCAATCAGACAGTTGTAATCATCATTACCAATTAACGAATTAGTGGCATCAATACCGTCCGGGGACAAGGCATTAGTTGTAGAACTTAAAGTCAGCATCTCGTCTGAACTTGGAAGATTTTTTAATGGTATTTCATTGCGAGAAATACCCGCGTAAAAAAAGGACTCATGCCTGTGCGCTTCAAAAGAGTCATCCTGAAGACTTAGCAAGGCACGTCCCGCATCCACACCACGCCCGTCATCCCAGCCACGAATAAACTCACCACGTAAATCAGGCAATTTATTTGTCGGATAAGCCTTTGCCAGTTCCGGGTATTCTTCAGCAGAAAAAGCGGCACCGTTGCATTTCAGCCAGCCTGTTGGCGGAGTGGCGGAAGGCCACGGAACAGGCACACCAACAGGTAATGCAGAGCCTTCTCCCAAACCAAGGTTTTCGAGAGCCGTTTGCACAGTGCCATCCGATTTGATATCGCCAAACGGATTCTTGCGGCTCAGGTATTCAACAGCAAACCCCGATCCCAGCAATTCAACAAAACCGGGCAGATCACCATTATCAAGCACATCCCGTTGCGTTTTGTCACTTACAAACTGGGCCAGAGCTGCAGCAATAAAGCTGGCCTGTCGAATGGCTTTGTTCACCTGCGCACTGGATGCTTTCCCTGCTGTAAATCCGGATAAAAGCGCAGGCAACGCTTCCCATTCCTCCTGCGACATAACATTGGCATTTCGATCAGTTGCAAACGCTTTAAAGTCATTTTTCGCCATCAGAGTAATACTCCCCATGCTCCTACATCAAAACCACTGATGAATTCGTTATCCATATCAAAACCAAAAAATTTTGAGCCTTCCGATGGGGTTTCCACCGAAGGAGTTTCAATGCCCCCCGCCCATACCCCGGCGGCTTTTACTGTGAGATACCCCTGTTTAATTGCCGCAATTAACTCACGCGATACATCTGAAATATCAGTATCAGGAAAGACCCAGACCGATATCGTCATGTCCTGGTTATCGACTATCTGCATTCGCAGCCCGGATCCTGCTGTTGCCGCGTCAAGAATTGCCGGAAGCGAATCATTCCGTCCGTCCCAGTTATTAATCGCAATCTTCGCTTTAAGGATGACACGATAAGTTTCATCGCTGAGGTACATGTATCCGGAATCAGGATCGTATGGTCCCTGCCATACACCCTGATCATATCCAAGCCCGTCGGTATCCCAGCTGAAATAAACACCTGAGATAGGCTGGCTGACAACACGGCTACGTCCGATCCACAATCCCAGAATGTCAAGTTGCACACCAACCGCAGAGTCAATATCAAATGCAGTAATCAGCCCTCTGGTGGCCGCCGCAACATCAATAAGCGGCCGGGTCATCAGATCAACATGTGCAAGAAATTTAGGTTTGGTGGCGTGGTAGTTCGTGATTAGTTCGGTGTATTTGCTCATGACTCCACCGTTATAACGATATTTTCCGGGGTACAGGACGCAGATTCGTTGTATCTGATATCAATGTTTGATGACGACAAAGCCCCCGGAGATTTCCCAATCGTCAGTTCCTGAATATCGTAATAGCGTGCATTCCCGCCACTCACCACGCCAAGATTCGCCGGTGAGTAAATGCGACTTAAAAGGACCGAATCACCAATCATCAGACTATTGATATAGTCGGAAATAGCCTGCTGGATCTGCTGCCCTATCTGTGAGGTATAACCCGTAAAAACTTTTAATTTAATCCGGGCATAAACAGGCACATCACTGGAACGCGAGAATTTGATTACATGGGGATTGCCGTATTTATCCGGAACCGTAACGGATGTTGTACCGTGAGTGGCTGTCCCCTGGCCTTTATTCCCTCTGATAGCCTGAGCAATATCCATCACATCACCGCCATCCACAATTACAGCAACAGAGTGTGGCGGTAACCCGTTACCGTCCTCCGAACCAGTATCGTTTTCATAGAGTTTGTGGCGGGTTACACCGGGAACATTAGAAACAGCACCATCCAGTGCTTCAAATGGGGTTATTGATGGCAACGCAACACTTTGCGACTGGCGGATACGTAACTCCGCATCAGTTTCTGCCGGAGAGCCAACAGTAGCCGCAGCAGGATTAGTTACCGAAACCCAGCCACGGGTTGGCGTATTAATTTCAGTGATAGTTCCAGCCAGCGCCGCCACTGCACCACTGACGGAACATGTTGCGGTCGCCATCACTGTACCATCCACGCCGACCACCACTGAAGCAGGCAAACGCCATATCACACTATTACTGTCTTTCACGCTGCCATTAATGATGGTTGTTCCGGCAGTTCCTGTAAGAAGCAAATCAACCGTAGAATTCGTCGCGCCTTTACGTGAAATACCATTTATTTTCACGTTACTGGTCAGTGCGGCCCCATAGCCGGTTGCCGGTGAAAAACAGTTGTAGACAGTTATCGCAGTATTATTGGCATCATGAATCGCCAGCGCCATCAGAGCCACCATCTGGCCGTCTTTACTATCCGGTTCGAGGTAGGCATCACTGCCATAAATCTGCTGAAAATAGCTAATCAGGGTGCTGAGTATCGTCTGATAATCAGGCGCACTGATCCCCTCCGCGGTTACCTTTGCAGATAAACCGAGAGAATCAAGGTTCAGAGCCATTACGCCTCCGATTTAACAGTCGTTATTCCATAGAGAGTGTCGATTTCAGCGGAAAACATGACACGTCGGGTCGTGGTATCCACCGTCGTATTGAAAGAGAGGATTGATTTAACGCCCCGCGTTTCGAGGATGCGCTTACGGATCGCCAGGTTGTAGGTTTCCGGCTTCTGCTTACCGAGCACAGACTGGATCCACGGGGTCCCTTCGGTGGTGTCGAGAAACCATTGCCCATACCACAATTCAAATCGCGTTTTTACCGCCTGCGCCACGGCCTCCGGTGAGTTAATCAGCCAGGTGTCATCACCGCTGCCAAAGGTGTAATCGCCATCGGCGTCTTCACGTCTGTATCGCATCAGTTTACCCTATCGGTATTGCTTCCACCGCGCTGAACACCGCCATGAGTGTGCGTATCATCGATTGGCTTGCCGTTAGCCTTCACGCTCCCCAAAAACTCAACAGCACCAGTGATTTTTGAAGCCACACCAGAAACCACAGACCCCACCATGCCCCCCATCCAGGTTAACAGGCCATGAATGGTTACTTTCTCAGAAAAATCAGCCAGAGGGGCAACCACATCAAGACCACCCGGAGCGACAATTTTAATTTTCCTGGTATCAGGATTAAGCTCAAAATAGGTGCTGCCGTCATCACTACGCAACTGTGTGGCACTGGTATTAATACCGCTAATCCTCCTTGCCTGCGACTGGGGACCGACAATACAAAACGCATCCGATAAATCATGCATTCTGTCATCGACCGTCTCCTGTATCCCGCCACTCTGCCACCAGAAATCGATGCAGCGATCGGCAAAAATCACCAGGCATTCATCGCCGGCTTTTACCGGGAAAGTTAACGTGCAGCCGCCGCCGCGCGGAAATACCACCGGCACATCCACCAGCAGCGGGTAATTTTTGGTTACGCGGTTGCCGTCGTTGTCGGTTTCAACCGAACGAATAGCAGGCTGCACAACCGCCGTCACCGCGTCAGGATCGAATGACTGAACGATGCCAGGCAAAGCGACGCGGATCTGGTTCTTTGTGGTTTCCCGCTCGGATTTGAATGTTTCGGCAAGGTCGCCGCTACGAGTCTGGTCTGATATGGCCATTTGATAAACTCCTGAAAACAAAAACCCCGCCAAGTGGCGGGTCTACAGGAACAACTCTAAGTTTATTTTTTCTGTTTAAAATTGTCCAACTCAGGTTCTTTAACGCTTTCTGTCATGTAATCCAATCCACCAAAAGGTACTTCAAGCATTATACTGCTTTCATAATCAGCCATGGATTGCTCTGCTTGCGTTGGCTTGCTTTGCTGTGAGTTGTCATTATTTGATGTTGTCATCAACTATGCCTTATTTATCAAAAGAAAAGTAACCGATAATATGAAAAAACCGAAAGATAACGCAATTCCTTCAAAAAGATAACGAGCGTAAACTGCCTTTTCTTTATGAAGACTTTCGATCAATTCAACAGCTTTACCATACTGAAACATATGGTATCTAAGCGTTTTAATTTTATCACCGTAAAATAAAAAATCATGCTCTTCTTTTCGCTTATGAATAGGCATTTTTGGTATATCTTTCAGTCCCCAAGTACGCCATAGGAAAAAAAAGCACATAACAATACAAACAAAGCACAGATATGCACAAAGTATAGATAATGTTAAAAACCAATTACTCTTTAGCCCACTTTTGAAATCAACAGTCCCAAATACAGCCAGTAGAGCAGAGGTTTCTACAGCTAAAATAGCAAGAAGGTAGTTAACTTTGTCCTCAAGACGACGATATGTTGATTTTGCTTCCTCATATCTATCTTTATAATATGACGAAATAAAATCAGCGCCTATAGTCTCAATTGCCTTTTGTTCTT